AGTCCTGAGATGCCTCAAATTAAACCTGCACAAATTGCAGCAAGAAGATTAGAGAAATTAATCTTAGACCAAATAGAAGAATCAAATGGTAGTGTAGAATTAAGAAGTGCAATCTTTGAAGCTTGTCTACTTGGAACAGGAATTATCAAAGGACCTTTTACTTATAATAAAACTTTACATAAGTATACTGATACTGGTAATGGTAGAGAGTATACACCTGAAACTGTTAAAGTTCCTAAAATGGAATTTGTTAGCATATGGGATTTTTATCCAGACCCTAATGCTAGAAATATGGAAGAAGCAGAATTTGTAATTCAAAGACATAGATTAAATAGAAATCAAGTTTTAGATTTAGCTAACAGACCTTTCTTTGACAAACAAGCAATACTTGAATGTTTAAGAATGGGTGCTAAGTATAATAAAAAATCTTGGGAAACAGATATAGATTTAGAAAAAAGTCAATACCCTGATATTGAAAATAATAGATTTGAAGTATTAGAATACTGGGGAACAATAGATGCATTAAGTGCTAGACAAGAAGGATTAGAACTTGATGAATCAATTGATGACATGGAAGAAGTTCAAGTTAATGTTTGGATGATTCGAGATAAAGTAATTAGAATTGTTCAGAATCCATTTAAACCTTTTAGAACTCCTTATCAATCTTTTGTATATGAAAAAAATCCATATACATTTTTTGGTATTGGTGTTCCAGAAAACATGGATGATGCACAACAAATTATGAATGGTCATGCAAGAATGGCAATTGATAATTTAGCATTAGCTGGTAACTTAGTTTTTGATATTGATGAATCAGCACTAGCTTCTAATCAAACTATGGAAGTATTTCCTGGTAAGATTTTTAAAAGACAAGCTGGTTCTCCTGGTCAATCAATCTATGGATTAAAGTTTCCAAATACTGCTGTAGAAAATATGCAGATGTTTGATAAGTTTAGACAACTAGCAGATGAATCTACAGGACTACCATCTTATTCACATGGTCAAACAGGTGTTCAATCTATGACAAGAACAGCATCTGGTATGTCAATGTTAATGGGAGCAGCATCATTAAATATTAAAACAGTAATTAAAAATATTGATGACCAATTAATTAAACCTTTAGGTGAAGCATTGTTCCAATGGAATATGCAATTCTATGAAGGTGACTTACCTATACAAGGTGACTTAGAAATTAAAGCAACAGGTTCTTCTAGTTTAATGAAGAAAGAAGTTAGAAGTCAAAGACTAACTATGTTCTTACAAACTGTACAGAATCCTGCTATTGCTCCATTTGTAAGAATGTCAGAAGTAATAAAAGAATTAGCTCACTCTTTAGATTTAGACCCAGCAGAAATTTTAAATACTAAAGACGAAGCAGAAATCTACGCAAAAATAATAGGACAACAAAATGCTAACAAAGGAACTAGCCCACAAGCTCCTATCCCTGGTGAACTCGGAGCAATGGGTGGTGATGGAGGAGTACCTCCACAAACTCCAGGAGCAAACAACCCTGGAAATGGCGAAAGCCCAATCGGACCTGGTAATACACCAATGCCAGGGGAGATGGAATTTACTGGACAGACTGAAGAACCTGCCCAATAATGTAAGAGAAATAGTAAAATAATATTAGTGTTGACTACTATAATTAATATTGTTATAATTAAGCAAGGAGTAAAATGAAAAGAATAAAAGCAAAGAAAATGGCAACAGGTGGATTAATGTCAATGCCACCTTATATTGCAAAACAAGATGAAGACAAACAAGGTATTACACCTTATGATGTCAATACTCCTATGTCTGCTAGAAAAGGTTTACCTTCAAGAGCATTAGACAAATCAAGAACAAGATTTAATAAAGGTGGAGAAGCTTTCCCAGATTTAAGTGGTGATGGTAAAGTAACACAGGAAGATATTTTAATAGGTAAAGGTGTTATTAAAAAAGCTAAAGGTGGAATAATGCAAAGAGCAAAGTTTAATAAAGGAGATTTATCTACTAAAGAAATTATTGAAATGAAAAAAATGGAACAACTTGAAGCTATGCAAGATTCAGGTTTACCTTTAACTGATGAACAAGAACAAGCATTAGAAGCTTATAAAGCATCTAAAAGTATTAAAGCACAAGAATTAGCATTAGGTGGAATGGTTGGTGTTGAAAGAAGTAAGTATGACCAAAGACCAGATTACCAAGCTTATGCTGAAGGTGATATAGTAGAAGATGAAATGCCTGATGAAGATATGCCACCTATGCAAGAATTAGTAGTAGAAGAAGAATCTTTATTAAAACCAGAAGGTATGGATGATGAAATGCCTATGGATGATGAAGAAGATATTACTGATGAAGACTTAGAAGGTATGGATGCTATTATTGATACTTCAGCTTTATCAGAAGAAGAAGAACAACTATTAGATGAAGCAGTTGAGATGCATCCAGAATTAGAAGCTATCATTCCTAAATTAGTTGCAACAGAATTTACAGAAGATGGAGAAGTAGAAGGACCAGGAACAGGAACTTCAGACTCTATCCCAGCACTTTTATCAGATGGTGAATTTGTATTTACAGCCAAAGCAGTTAAGAATATTGGTGTAGACAAATTAAGAAAGATGATGAAACAAGCAGAAGCAGATTATGATGCTGGTATTCAATCTCAAGAAGAAGAGATGGTATAAAGAATTTATAGAGAAAGGTAACTCTATGAATAGACAAGCTACCTTATAATAATTTTATTATAAGCCCTTGTAGTTTCGTTTTAAACAAAAACACCTACCTTAGCTACCTTCAGTTAAGAAGCCCTAAAGGAGGATACGATGAGTAACAAAAACGAAGAAGGAAGACAAGAAGCCGAAGCAAACCCTTACAACAGAAAAAAATCTTGGCATACAGACGATGCTATGCCACAAGATAGAACCTCTGCTGATGAAGGTTTGTTTGTGCCAAACCCTGAAAGTAATCAAGGTTTATCAAATGCTACTGCCGATGGCAACCCAGATGATAATACTGAGAATACTGATGCAACAATGGATAAGGTTCAAGACTCTGCATTAAATGTAGAATCTAACCCTTATACAAAAGTTGATTATAAGAAAAGATATGACGACCTAAAACGATATTATGATAGGAAGTTAGGTGAATGGAACAGTAGAGAAAGTGACCTTAAAGTTCAACTTCAAGAGAACCGACCTAAGTACCAACCACCAAAATCGAAAGAAGAGCTTGAAGCTTTTAAAAACGATTATCCTGACATTTATGGAGTTGTGGAAACTGTATCTCACTTACAATCGCAAAATGAAGTTAAGACTTTACAAGAAGAGTTAGAAAGTTTAAAGAAAGCAAACATTACTTTACAACAAAAGGAAGCTGCACTTGAACTTTCAAAATATCATCCTGACTTTGAAGAAATAAAAGAGTCTGATGATTTTCATAACTGGGCAGATACTCAGCCAATGGAAATTAAAAACTGGATATATGAAAACAACTCTAATGGAGCATTAGCTGCACGAGCAATTGACTTGTATAAGAAGGACCGAGGACTTGGACTTGATAAAAAAACTACGAAGAAACAACTGAAGAATGAAGGTGCAGACTTGTTGGTTAAAACTAACGAACAAACTCAAGTGCCTCAATCTAAAGAACCTTTCTTCAAAAGGTCTGATATTAAAAAATTATCAGATGAGGAGTTTATGAAATATGAAAAAGATATTTTAAAAGCTCAAAGGGAAGGTAGAATTATAGATTAATTCTATTTTCATTTTTATCAACAACTAACAAAGGAGTAACTACAATGGCTAAATTCGCTGGTGGTTCAACATATAACTTTGGATTAGGTGTTTCAGGTCAAACTAATGGTTTTTTCATTCCTGAAATCTATTCAAAGAAAGTACAAATAGCTCTAAGAAAAGCTGCAGTAGCAGAAGCAGTATGTAACACAGATTACATGGGAGAAATCTCATCTTTCGGTGATACTGTTAACATTATCAAAGAGCCTCAAATCGCAGTAGCAGACTACACAAGAGGTCTGGCTGTAACATCAACTGACTTAACTGACCAAGAACTTGTTCTAACTGTAGACCAAGCTAAATCTTTTTCATTTAAGATTGATGACTTAGAGAAGAGATTCTCTCATGTCAACTTCCAAGCTATTGCTGCAGACAATGCTGCTTATGCTTTAAGAGATGCTATGGATAGCAATATTCTAGCAGCTATTTCAGCAGGAGCAACTGCAACTGCAGGAATGGGAACTACTTCAACTCCAATTGATATTGGATTTGGAAGTGGTGAAGTTGACCCTTTAAACCAAATGGCATTAGCTGCTAAAGTATTAGACGAAGCTAACGCACCTGAAGATGGAAGATGGTTTGTTGCTGCACCTGAATGGTACAATCAACTTTCTAACTCTGCATCAAAACTTTTATCAGTAGACTTTAATGCTGGTCAAGGTTCAATCAGAAATGGTTTAGTTGCATCTGGATTACTTAGAGGTTTTTCAATGTACAAATCAAACAACTTACCAACTAATGACTTATCTGGTGCTACACCTGCTGGTTCAGCAACTGCACCTGAAGCTCTATTCGGTCACATGAGTTCAACTGCTGCTGCGTCAAGCATGAACAAAGTGGAAACTGTTAGAGACACAGGTACTTTCTCAGATATCGTTAGAGGTTTAATGGTATGGGGAAGAAAAGTATTAAGACCAGAAGTAGCTGGTAAAATTATCTACACAATAGATTAATTTTTAATACACTATTGGGTGGGGGTAGTAATATCCCCATCCTATTAATTTAGGAGAAGAATTATGTTAAGTAAATATTGGACAAATAAAATTAATCACTACAAAGAACATCATAAAAAAGAAGTTGTTATTGTAGCTATTATAATTATAATCGCATACATCTTATAGGAGAAATAATATGCCAATGAAAAAAGCAATGCCTGGTGGAAAAATAGTAAACAAAGGTAAATATAAATATGGTGGTAAAGTTCACCGAAATAAAAAAGGTCATGGTGGAGTAATGACTATAGTAATTAAAAAAGATAAAAATAATAAAAAATAATAATGGGTATAATGTCTTCACCTGCTTGGACTCGTAAAGAGGGTAAGAATCCTAAGGGAGGACTTAATGCTAAAGGTAGAGCTTCTTATAATAAAGGTCGAACTAAGACTGGTAAGAAACGAAACTTAAAAGCACCAAGTAAAGTTGTAGGCAATAAAAGAAGAAAGAGTTTTTGTGCAAGGATGAAAGGCATGAAGAAAAAACTTACATCTGCAAAAACTGCAAGAGACCCTAATTCAAGAATTAATAAATCACTAAGAGCATGGAACTGTTAAATGGCTAAAACTTACTTATCAATGACAAATGAATTACTGGTTGAAATAAATGAACCAGAACTAACAACAGTATCAGGAGCATTAGGTATACAAAAATTTGTAGCTAACTGTGTTAACAGAGCTTATTTTGATATTGTAGATGCAGTTGATGAATGGTCTTGGTTAAAGACTGCAGCACCTCAAGATGACTATTATGGTAATACATATGTAGAAACTGTAGCTGGACAAAGATGGTATCTTATGAAAGCAGGTTCGGCTGATGTAGATACAGATTATGATTCAGTTAACTGGGATGATTTTACTTTAACAACAGAAGGTGTTACAGGTAAGACAGCTCCTCATACAATTAATAAATTAGCATTCACAACTTTATCAGCATGGAGAGCTAACTTTGCTCAAGGTGAAGAAGCAAACAAAGCTAATTCACAAACTTATTCAACACCACTAAGAGTATTAAGAAGTTCAGATGGTAGAAGATTTGGATTATCTCCTATACCAGATGATGTATATAGAATATATTTCTTTGCTTATAATAGACCTACTGAATTAACTAATGATACAGATAAGGTTTTATTTCCAGAACAATACAAACCAGTTTTACTAGCAAGAGCTAGATATTATATTTATCAGTTTAAAGATAATATTGCACAATCACAATTAGCTTTAGATGAATATAAAAAAGGATTACAAAATATGGCTGACCAATTAAACTCTCCTCAACCAGAGTATATGTCAGATGTTAGATTTACATATTTATATTAAGGATAAACTATGCCAACTCAAGGAGCATCAATTACAGTACAAGGTGGCTTGGATTTAGTTTCAAGTTCTCATGCTTTATTTAGAACTCCAGGAGCTGCAACTAAATTACAAAACTTTGAATCATCTACTACAGGTGGTTATAGAAGAATAAGTGGTTATACTAAATGGGGTGGTGCTAGTGGTGTTATACCTAGTGGTGTATCAACTGATACTATTCATGGAATTATAAATTATGCAGATGGAGTAGTAGTTGCTCAATCAGATGATTTATATTTTAGTACTACAGGTACATCTTATGTACAAATAAATAAAGATACTTTTACTGCAGGAGCAGGAACAGTTTCAATTAGTTCAGGTTCACCAACAGTAACAGGAACTACTACAACTTTTACAACATCATTTACTCCTGGTGATGATATTAAAATTGATAATAATTTTTATAAAGTATTATCTATTCAAAGTGATATAGAACTTACATTAGATATTAATGCAAATACTGCTAGTACTCAAAATGGATTAACATATTTTATAGGTGGTATAAGTTCATCTAGTTTAGCTAGTGCAACAACTATACCTAGAGGTGGTCAAAATGGAACATTATATTTTGTAGATGGTCAAAATAAAATAGGTGAATTTTATATACATGAAGATGGTAGCTATCACTTTGAAGAAATTGAAAGGTCTGCTCCAGTAGGTTGTTCATTAATTGAAAGATATGCTGAAAGAATTATAGTATCTGGTCAAGCATCTAATCCTAGTACAGTATATTATAGCACTAGATTAAAACCTTATGATTTTGAAGGTGCTTCTGCAGGTTCAATTGATGTAGGTGATATAGTAATAGGTATTAAAGTATTTAGAAATAGCTTAATTATATTCTGTAAAAATAGTATATATGAGTTGACAAACCTTGATTCTACTCCTATAATTAAATCAGTAACTAAAAATATAGGTTGTGTAAGTGGCAACTCTATTCAGGAGATAGGTGGAGATTTAATTTTCTTAGCACCTGATGGATTGAGAACAGTTGCTGGTACAGCTAGAATTGATGATGTTGAACTAGGTTCTATTTCAAGAAAAATTTTACCTCTTATAAATAATATACTAAACAACTTTGGAAACTATACAGTTTCTAGTATGGTTATTAGAGAAAGAAGTCAATACAGATTATTCTATTATCAATCTGGTCAAGCAGCTTCTGGACAAAAAGGAATTATAGGAACATTTAAATATAGTGCAGAAGGTATACCTGCATTTGAATGGAGTGAAACAAGAGGATTACCTGTAACAGTTTGTACTTCAGATTTAAATAGTTCAGGTACAGAAGTTATTTTTCATGCAGATGAATCAGGATATATTTATCAACACGATACTGGTAATAGTTTTGATGGTTCAAATGTAGAAGCAGAATTTCAAACACCAGATATGGACTATGGTGATAATGGTTTAAGAAAAAGTTTATATAAAGTTAAAGCTAATATTGAACCTGAAGGAATACAAAACGATTTAAATTTAAGAATTAGATATGATTTTGAAAATGGAGATGTACCTCAACCTGGTAATTTTTCAGTAGGTAATTTAAGTTCACCTTCATTATTTGGTACTGCAGTTTTTGGTACAGCAATATTTGGTACAGCTACATTACCAAGTAAAAGTATATTAGTAACTGGAAGTGGTTTTTCTAATAACTTTAAATTTTTTAGTAATGATACTAATGCTCCATATTCAGTAAATGGAATGTTTGTTTCATTTATAGCAGGAGGAAGAAGATAAATTATGGCAGGATATACTAGACAGAGTTCTTTAAATAATGGCGATACTATAACAGCAGCATTATTTAATAATGAATATAATCAATTATTAGCAGCCTTTAATAATACTACAGGACACAAACATGATGGTACTGTTGCAGAAGGTCCAGTTATAGGATTAATTGGTGATGCAGGTTTAGCAACTCCTTTAAATAAAATTTTAATTGATACTACTAATGATGAGATAGGTTTTCATATTGATGTATCAGGAACTTCGACAGAACAATTTAAATTATTAGATGGTGCAATTG